GAGCTGACCAGTTACGAATAGGTATACTTGACTTAATCTTTTCTAATTCTTCTAACTCCCAATACTCTGGCCACACTGGGTTCCCTGAGTCGAGGATCGCGGGAAATGAAATCTGTCGCCACTTATCAGCTTTTGGTTCAGTTTGAGCCTTCAATAATCTACCCGTTAAATCATCTTCTGCCCATCTCGTCATAACCATCAATATAGATCCACCAGGTTGTAACCTCTGTCGTGGACCAGATGTATACCAATCATAAGCACGTTCCATCGCAATATCCGACATTGAGTCTTGTTCCGTGTGTGGGTCATCAATAATCAATAAGTCCGCACCACGGCCCGTGATTGACGCACCAACTCCTGCTGCATAATACTCACCTCCGTGATTTGTTTCCCAACGACCTTTTGCTTTGGAATCCTCACGCAGTTTCACATTACCAAAAATTTGTTTGTACTCTGGTGAGTCAATAATATTACGAACCTTAGAACCAAACCTCACTGCTAGTTCTGTGTTGTGAGACACTTGCATTATTTTCATTTTGGGGAACTTTCCAATGATCCACGCAGGAAAATATACAGATGCAAATTCAGATTTAGTATGTCTAGGGGGCATATTGATAATGAGCCTCCCTTTTTTTTCTTTTGCTATGCTTGTAAATTCATCGGCAATAATCTGATGATGTCCCCACCTACTTTTATCTTTTTCTTTACGACATATAAAATCTGGCCAAACTTCCTGAACAAAATACAAGAAGTGATCCTGACATAACTTAATGTGTTTAATCCAGAGCCTCTCTACTTCGAGCCTCAGTTTTTCTGTTGTCATTAAATCAGACTTCATTTGGACATTATAGATAAACTAAAATAAATTTCAAATGTTTACATATATCTAACTTAGCCTATAGGTGTACAGGCTAGCAAGCCGCCGCCCGCAGGTGGTCAGAAAATCGTTAGTGTTTGTGATATGTAAATGGGAAATGAGCCTTGGAAATATGGGCAGCTATGATAGCTGCCCATAAAATGATTATGATTATATTAATTATTCCATTCTATATTTAATAAGTTTAAGAACCATTTTGTGATGTTTCTCTAAATGTTTACTCATCTTTATTAAATCAAATAGATCAAGCTTTTCGTAATCACTTTCAATATCTATTAATTCTTTTTTACAATTTATATTTAACATTTTATTCCCTTCGTTAGTAGGCAGAGCCGTTAGGCTCTGCCTGGTTTATATTACTTTAACCAAGGTAGTTTTTCGTTTACCTTTTTAGCTGCTGCTTGAGCTGCATCGAAGTGCTGCTCTAAGCTCTGAACTACATCGTGAACTATTAATCTCGCAGTAGTTCGTTGTTCCTGCGTCATATCTGGATATAAGTTAAGATACATCATAACTAGTTCTGATGGTTTTTTTGGTAAGATACTTACCTTTTCTATTGTTTTAGTATTTGGCATTTGCCTTCCTTTCATTAATAAGATTACTTAATTGTTATCTTATATATATAAGATAATATAAGATGAAATAATTGTCAATAACTTTTTTTATTTTTTTTGCAGCTGCTGCAACTTAGTTTTATTTTTTTTATAATTATTTTTGTTGACATATAGCCCATATTATCCCATAATATAATAGAGCAATTAATATTAACATTTTCGAAAGGTAAAATAAAATGGCTCAAAATAAAATAAAAACTTTAAGAAAGCTTTCATTAGATGAAGTAAATTCTATTGAATTTATTTCTGGAAGAGATCTTAAAAAAACTGTTATGGCAGATGATAAAGCTATGACAGCAAGGCAACATTCCATTCTTGATAAACATAATGGTACTGTTATTGTTAAGACTAAAACTGCAACACATCAAATTTCTAGAAGTAATGAAGTTAGAGATGTGATTGATGTTAAAAACTTAAAAGAAAACCATCCAGATATTTATTTTCAATACATCAGAAAAGTTGAGTATAGAAAAATAAATATTAAAACAATTAAACAATAGAAAGGTTAGGGAAGGCCTAATAAGTCTTCCCTTTTTTTTATTATGCCAGATGATTTATATAAAAGAGCAGTTGAAGAAGCTTTAACAGTTATGCGAGATGTCGTTGAAGGCTATGTTGGTTTAGAAGATGTAGCAGACGATGTTGAGCAAGAAGTTAGAGAGCAATTGCTGCAATAGTTCCTTCCTTACCCAGGAGCAGCTCGCAAGCTGTTCCTGGGATTTTAATCCAATTAACATTTATAGATATACTTGCAGCTAGGTTCTAGGTTCTAGTGATATGATTATATGATTATATGATTATATGATTGTAGGTATGATCTGGCGCTATGATTGCGCCAGATATGATTATGATTATATGATTGTATGATTATTTCACTAAAAAATATTCTTCAATGATATGATAAATTAAACTATCTTTAACAATGATACTGGCACCATCAAACCAATCTAAATACCAATATTCAATTTTATAAATTTTATTGTCTTCATCTAAATAGATTCTGAACTCGTCAGAAGGTCCACCCCAAGATAGTTGCCATCTCCAAAAGCCAAGCTTTTGATTTTGAAATGTATTAGGCTCAACTTTATCAAAGCATAATCCATATTCACATATAAATTGGGTGAAGTCTTCGAAGTGCTCTAATTCATCATTAGGCTTTCTTAGTTCTTTATCTTGATTTAAATATTCATAAGCTTCTTTGAATTTATCAAAAATATAATTATAATTATTTTCAACAAGATCAATACATTTTTTTTCTTTAGTTTGCATAATTTACCCTTTCATTAATGTTATATAATTATTATAAGATGTAATGGGATAAATGCAAAGCTTTATTTTATTTTTTTAATAATTTTTCAAGTTGCTCGAACAAATCGCTCAAGGTTCTTGATTCTAGGATCAAGCGAAATAT